TGTTGTTTTTGTTACTCGCCAGTTGTTTAATATATTGTCTGGCCTTTCCCATTTACCCGATTCATCGTGTACTAACAGCTTTAGTTTTTCACCATCGTAACTGTTATCACCTGTATTTTTCCAGTCAATAGTTGTATCCAGCCCCTCAAGCTCTTCAGGGTTTTCGCCTTGATCAAGCTTTCTTCGTGTTAGCTTTGAAGCCGGTACTCTATATGCTAACTCTGTTTTTGGACGGTCCATACCGTCTTGTATTGGTTTAAAAAAGAAAGGGTAGTTAACTGATATTGGTACTACCTTATCTGTAAACATTTTTTTGGCGTCGCCACCAGACTTTGATAAGATGCCGAATCTTGAATCTGAACTGATTGTTGCCAAATTAACAGTTTCGCCTGATGCCATGAATGAAAATCCTGAACGCCTGTTTTTGAGGTAGCACATACCGTAGCATCTTTGATCTGCTTTGCAAGCTTCCCAGAATATAAAGAATAATCTGTTTGATTCCCTAAACTCTGCTGCCCCAACATCAATCTTGGCCCACTGCAAGTACATATAATGAGCACCAGTAATGTAAGTAGCCACGCTTCTATTATAGAACCAAAAACCTTGTTCTCGACGTTTAAATTCTTCATCTATATAGTCATAATATTTTTCTTTGAAGTATTCTGGCTTTTGATTCCACTCAAATACGCTTTTTATTTTGCTAAGCTCTTGTGGATAATCAAGCCTACCCCATTTGTTAGATTTAAATTCATAAGGGTTATTTTGTTTAGGCAAAGCTATAGTTAAATTTTGTATGCTATACACTTCGCCAATCTCCCCAGTTTTACTAATGACTATAACATCAGATTCTTTGTCATAACCATATTTCCATTGCTTATATCTATTTTTTTTCTTAAGCACTTTAGGATCTATATAATCCGGTAGTATTTTAAATAAACTTTGCTCGTACATTACTTAGATCTTCCTTCTGCAAAGCCTTTAAATGATTTAGCTTTAGTTTCTACATCAGCGCCCGCCAGCATATTACGCTCTTCTTCAATTCTATTTAGAATTTCAAACGCATCAAATATTGCAAGCTTTTTTGTAGCGGCCGCGTTTTTAAGTCTATCGGCAGAAACATCATCTTCTGTATTTGTAATGATTTTTTCTTCTGCAACTTTTATAAGCTCCTTAACTGCTTTCTGCCCAGCTCGGATTATATTCTGTTTCGTTTCCTTTGAATTCATGCTTAATAGCTATATCATTTGATTTCATACAATAAAGACGTTCATCGTCTATAATAAATTCCCATTCGCTCTTGGGCGTAAACCCTACTAAGTCCCCTGGGTTAATTTGGGCAGCTTTTAACGCATCATTGCCGTATTTTAATATACCAATATGCTTTTGTTCTTTTTCAGTTGAATATGAGCTTGTTTCTTTAATAGGCTTTACAAAGCATCTATTATTAATCATAACCCAATCATTATCTTTTTTATATGCGTAAACCTGTTCTAAATTAACAAAATACATATTGTCTTTAAAATATGTACTACCGTTTTTTTCTTTACCTTTCATATCATACCATCTTCTAAAGATGTTATGGTGTATAAGAATAGTATCGCCTACGGCTATTTCTGTATTAAAAGCAGCTGGGGTTGAAACTACAATAGCTTCTTTATTTATGTGACGAAAGCTTTCTATACTAGTATTTAGTAGTAGGCTATTGTCACCCAGTTTTTTTACGTTATTATATCTTTGGCCTTTTGGTTTTACTATAAATTGGTGTAACGCTTTCATTAATATTCAAGATCATACTCTACGGATATTGCCATGTTAGAATTAAATTTCTTCCACGGCAATACCTCTGAGTTTTTCTTAATAAAAATATTATAAGAAGAGTCGGTCTCATCAAAAAGTATAGAGTTAATTTCGTGTCCTCCGTATACTTGTTGGCCTACAGAATAATGCATTGCATCGCTTTTGTAGTCAGAACCAATACTAATCTTTCTTATCAGCTTCATCTTTTTCTATTTCGGTATACTCACCTGTTTCTAAATTAATATTTACAGAACCGTATTCCTCTTCTAAAGAATTTTTTGCTTCTTCTATTTCTTTATTTACACCTGCTAGCTCATGCAATAGTGCATGCTTATTAGCTTCTAATGTTCCAATATTTGAAACTGTAGCGTTTAATTTAGCTTGTAGCTCTTGCAATTGTTTTAATTGCTCATCTGTAATTTTACTCATTTGATTTAATTTAATTGATTTATATTTAACTAGTTATCTTTACTATTACTTATTTTTTTACCTTTTTCCCACGTACGACCCACAAAATAAGCGCCATACACAGTTATTAATAGCGACTGGAATATAGGTATATAATCTTCTGCTATTGAAAACTCCCCTATGTTACCATCAAAAAATGCTAATACAGAAAATATAAAGGTAAGGTATATAAGAACCATTGGCCTTATATTCTTAGACAAGAAGGAATCGGACTTCATATCCGACTCCCATCTTGCTGTTACTTGATCTTGAGCATCTTTATCCGCTTGCTCTAGCAGCTCTTCAATTTTATGTTTAGCCGCAAGTCTTTCTTCATCTGTAGTTGTTAAGTTGTCTATAACTTTACCAACATCTTTAATAAGACCTCCAGTTATTAATTGAAGAAGCTTTTTCATTTATTAATTTTTTGGTAAATACGGATTAGTTCCTTTTAATACAAATTCACCTCTTCCTTGCGAAGAAATGTTTTCTAAAGATTGACGGCTGCTAAAACTTGTGCCTTGTTTTCTTTTCCTTTTTTTAGTCGCTTTAGACGCTTCGCCGCTTTCTCCTCGCGTATATGCTCTAAATTCTTTAATACTACCTGGCGCTGAGGGATCGCGCATTACTCTCATTTCGCTGCCGCCCTGCACGAAAGTTGCTTTAGAACCCGCTGCCATTTTAGGAGCTTCAGTTGAAAGCGTTTGTCTTGTTTGGTATCCTCCAAGTTGTTGAGCTGTTGGCTTTGCTAAACCTTTCTTTTTAATAGTAATAGGCTGAGTAGCGGCATAATTCATTTCACTTCTAAGTTTTACATCTTCAGCAGAAACTCCTTTACCATAATCTTCAGATATAAAAGGTTTATTAGGCGTAGCTCCTGTGCCAAATTGCTTTTCAAATTTTTCCATTTGCGGTCTAACTGGATCAAATACTTGCATAATTTGTGCATCACCTCTAGATATTTTTTGATCAGTACCTGAATATGTTGTATTTTGCATTGCTTTTTCAACCTGGCGCTCCCCGTAACTTTTAGATTGCACTTTTGGTTTAGCGCCCGGCAATGTCGTTGTTGAATCTTCATATAACCCCCCTTGCATTTTATCAATAGCACCTTGTGCTAAAGTTTTTTTAGCTTGCTCAGCGCCGGCTTCTAACCTTAAACGTTGGTCTTTGGTTAAGTCAGGTTTATTTAAAGGCGACATAGACAATGGAGACTGGTCCCTCATATAAATGCCAGAGTCCTTCATTGCTATTGAGGATTTACTTTGATTTTTCATTTCTGGCTTTAATTGGCCAACTTTGTTGTAGGGTGATTTATATCCCATTGTTTTAATTTTTAGATTTATTATATGCTTCTCTTTCCCATGCAAGCATAGGCGAGCCTTCTTTCATTTTAGCCCTTGAATATTTTTTTCCTTTCCAGTATACATATTTGTCATCGTAGTCAAGGTCACCACGGCGCATTTGATTTATATGTACTTGTTCGTGTTTAATTACTTCTTTTGCTTGACAGGGCGGAAGATTTTCATCTATAATAATTGTGCCATTACGATTAGCTTTACCTAATATTCCATCTTGCATATTTACTGAATATACAGGGGTTGGGTCCATTTTGTATGGAGGGTTATTAAGTTTAAAAGCCATTATTTATTTTGTTTTCCGTATGGTACAACTTTATTAAGATAGGCTTGGCGCTCTTTACAACCGCATCCGCCGGGTATATTTAAGCCTTCGGCAAATTGCCGCGCAAGTTTATTTAAGCCTGTAGCTTTTGTAGCTCTTGCTATTGTATCGCCTAATCCTTGATCTTTCATATTAACAATTCCACTTTCTTCTTGCGGCTTTGCCTCTTTCAGATTTCCAACTTTTAGATCTTGCACAAAAAGCTTTTCTACGCTTCCACGCTTTACTTCCTTTTTTAAGTTTTGAAGGTGGTGTAGTTACAGCTGTTTTTAATTTACTGCCAGGGTTATCTTTACGATACTTAGCAACACCCTTAGCGGTCATACCACCACCGGCTTCTTTGCCTTTACCTTTGCCTTTTTTTACTTTAGCATAGTAACCCTTAGATTTTTTCCTAGATGGTGCGTCGCCTTTTTTCGCAAATGGCGAATTGTGCTGAACGTACATAATTATCCTTTTGCTCTTTGTGTAATAGGTCCTTGCAATTCATAAGACTTGCAGGGGTATTTTTTAATTTGCATACCGTTAGCACCTGAGCTACTGCCTTTCCCCATTGGAAAGCCACTAGTGTCTAATGGGCCGTCCCAAATATAAGACTCACCTACTGTTCCTTGTAGTGATGGTGCTTTGATTATTTTTTTGCTTCTATCGTCCATAATTATTATTTTACGTTATAAGTTTTTCCGCCAACTTTAAATGTGCTTGCCCCTGTTGCTTTAGCATCTTGTACTGCTTTAGCAAAAGTGTTTCCGTTTAAAGGTGAGTTTAAGTTTAAAGGCCCCATCTTTTTACGTTGTCGCACCATAAATGGTGAAGCCATAAGTGAGCCTAATTGCTCAGATTGTGGAATTATTGGTTCTTCTACAGCGGGCATTTGTGGAGCCGCTGATATAGCTGGAGCACTCATATCAACTGGCATAGCTTCTCCGCCCATATCGGCAGGAGGTGCAACTTCTGACGCCGACTGCATTGCGCCCGCAGAATCGCTACCGCTTTCTAAAGTAGATAGCCTGGATTCTATTGTATTAATACGCTCCCCCATATTTGTTGCGCCGGCTGTTTGTACGGCTGATGGAGCTGTTGCTGCACCTGCAACCCCCGCGGTTTGTGCCCGAGAAGCTTCAAATTTTTTTAAAAGATTGCTGGCTATTTTCCCAAATGGTCCTTTGCGCCCTGCTGCCTGTTGTAGACTTTGTATTTGAGCATCATTTGGACTATTACCAACACCTCTTTTACCTACCGCTCCAGCGGCAATACTGGCTAAATTAAAATTTAAAGGTGAGTTGCTATAAGACATATTATTATTTTTTATCGTTATTTATTTTTTTAATTGCTACCTGAAGCATTCTATCAGCATACGCTTTGCTTCTAATTACATTTTGTGCGGCACCTGTTGGTATATTTTCTTCGCCTGCAAGTATTCTATACATACGCGTTAATAACTGTGTCGTTTTTAATGATACTTTGTACAAACTTCCTTGTCTTAATTTTTTATTGCCGTGACGCCATACTACTATCCAACCTTCTTTTAATAATCTTGAAAAGCGATTATTATCCCAGCTGTATGCATAAGTGTCTTCTTTAAAATTAGTTTTGCTAAAAAAACCTTGACAATCTAAAAATATTAAAAGCTCCAAATCCGCATCTTTAATACCGTAATTTCTGCAAGCCCAACGGCGTACTATACGATAATGCTTCAATACTTTTGAATCGCGCAGATCAGAAGCTTTTATTTTCATAATATAATAACTACATCCTGCGCTTTGATAACGTGGTAAACTTTGTTATCTAACTCAATAGGGTAACCAGCGTGTTTATCGTAATATATATTATCACCGTTATTTATCCCTACAATATCATTGCCCGCTGATATTACGCAACCCTTAGCGTATCTTATATCTTCACGGGCATTTTCGGCTAACAATAAACCGCCTTCGGTTTTTTGTGTACCTTGTTTTTCTTTTTCTATAATTAAATAATATCCTATTGCTTTCATAACTGTTCAACTCTAACATTATTAATTACACAATCTGTTGATATTATTGTTGTAGCTACTGAAGCCGCGTTCCGAAGAGCACTTTTAGTAACAAGCAATGGATCTATGATACCAGATTTTATCATATTCACCATACTCCCTGTAACAACATTCAGCCCTTTGCCTTTGATATTAGGCTCTTCAAATTCTTCAATACCTGCATTATTCAGTATTGTATAAAAAGGCGCTTTAATTGATTCTAAAAGAACCTCTTCACCTTTGCCGCTTGCTTTAGTTTTTTGTGCGGCATTTAAAAGGGCTATTCCACCGCCTGGTACTATACCTTCTTTTATCGCGGCTTTGGTAGCACATATCGCGTCCTCAACTCGGTCGCGCTTTTCTTTTAATTCAACTTCTGAATTAGCACCGACTTTTACAACGGC